CCATGTAGGACTCTTTCCAGTCCACGTACTGGTTCAACGCAGCAATCGCATTGTTGTTTCGTGCAGCTGCAAAGCCAGCAGCAAGCTCGGACAGTTCCTCGGCGCTCAATGGCTCGCCTTCGGTCTGTTTCAGTACGCCTGCCGGGGTTTGATTTTTGGCAAAGCGCTCGGCGCTGGTGTCCAGGTTGATGTTGGTGCGAATTGATCGAGCGCCCATTGTGAGCAAGCCTTGGATTGGGCTGAGGAATTGCACGACATCGTTCGGGTCAAGCCTGTAGCCGTTGAAATAGACTTCTTTGCTGGGGCCGAACCATTGTGGCCCGGCTTGGTCGCGTGTCTGTACGTCAGCTGCTGGAATCCACGTGAAGGTTGCTGGGAAGCCGTTACCGAATCGGCTAGTCACAATCCAGAAGGCGCGTCCGTAAAACAGCAAGTCATCAGTTGTCCATGACATGATGAAGTTTCGTGTGACGTTCGGGTCGGGCTGGTGAAACCACGTGTCATCGGGCAGGTCAATTTCCTCGTAGTCGTCATCCATCCACTGCTTGGCGTACTGATGAATTTCAAGGCAGCCAACCATTGAGCAGATCAGGTCACGTGCCCGGCTAATGGTGGGAATCTGGATGGCAGCCGACCTATTGAAGTCGGTCGTATAGGTCATGAAGTTGCCGACCAGCGGATTGCCAGCAGCGCCAGCTGCACCTATCTGTGCGTTTGTGTTGTTAGCGACTGCGCGCTTCAGTGAGAATGCCATCGTGGCATCAGTCTAGGCACTCGATGCAATCATGGGTCGGTTCACCATCGGTCGCGGCTTGGCGCACATACCGACAGCCCACACAAGACACCGGGCTAACTCAATCGGGCCACTTGACTTCTGCGATGACAACGCAATAGCGCCAGGAGTTTTGACCGCAACAGCACGACCAACATGTTCAGCCAACATTGTTTCGCCAGTGTGATTGACGCGGCCCTCATTAATCAAGTTTTTGACCATTGACGTGTAGCGGCCTATTTCCTGATAGCCGACCAGCACCCTGCGACGTTGCAGATCGGAGGGGCAGTTGGTGTCCAGTGTCGGCGTGATAGCAACTTGCAAACCTGAGTTGGAGGCCAACTGGGCACGAATGTTATCCCATACCTGTGTCACGGTTTCGCACATGAATGCGACAGTCGCACAAAGTATCCCAGCAGTATTCGCGTTCACACGTACCGCCACGTACCTGCCATCGTCGAGCGATACTTCTACGGCGAGCACGCCACCGGGCAACGGTGGCAAATCGGTACGCAACGATTCCCATTTGCCGGGCTGCAGCCACGACAGCTCTGATTGCACCCATAGGTTCACGCTAGATCGCAAGAAGCCTGCACGATTTGGGCCTTTTGCTTCAGCTTGGACGGTACGAATGTCAAGCGTGTGCCCAAGCGCCGGGTTGGCGTACTCCCACGCAGCTTCACTCATTGGGTCAAGGTCGGGAGGTGGGCTGTACTCCGCTAGGTACACGGAATTCGTGACTTCGCCTGAGTCAATGGCACGTATGCCTTGTTCACGCCAACGCAGCATGGCAATGGAGTCCTCGGTGCCTGCCGTTGACCACATCGAGCACAATGGGTTGGGTCGGGCACGCTGAGTCGGCAGGAGGCCAATGTCCAGTGTCTCGGAATCAATGCCGAATACCTCGTCCGCGATGATGAGATCTACCGACATGCCGTGACCGCTTGAAGGCCTGGCTGCTTTGACGTACCAGCGCGAGTCACCAACCTTGATGCTGTTACGACCATACGCCCACACAGCCTTCACACCAAACTTAGCTTCAATCACCGGGGCAAGGTCTTGGAATAGGGCTGTTGCTAGATCGAGCCTGTGCGCTGTAGTGAGAATGGTTTGAGGGCCGACCTGCGTAGCGTGCTGAGTTAGCCACCAGCCGAGCAGCGCTTTGAGCGCTACGGTCTTTCCGTTTTGTCGAGCGACACTGACAAGCGATACGTGGTTGAGGAACTGCCCTTCGGCATCCACGGCAAGTTGACCGTTGAGAACATGCCTTTGCCACGGCATGAGTTCCACTCCGAGAATGCGCTCAGCCCAATCTGCAACTTCGGGGCCGTAACTCCCGGCTGCGTCGGTAATGACCGTTTCAATTCGCGGCAAGTCATGACCTTTTCCTTTCCGTTCAAGAACCTTTCCTTGCGATAAAGAAAGAGATGGGCGCGGGGGCAGGAGCTGATGTTGATCCAAAAAATCCTTGCGTGTTTTTTTTGGTTTGCGATTTTGAGAGCGTGTTTTGGTTTGGTTGCCTGGGCGTGCGGCTTGACGTGCTCGACCTTTGGCTGCTTTGTAGTTGGCTCCGCGTCGTGCGTTGCATGGCTTGCATGAGGGAACCAAGTTGTCTGGTGTGTCGGTTCCGCCTCTGTCGTGCTCAATCAGGTGGTCTGCTTCGGTGGCCTGTCGTTTCTTGCACCAGTGGCACCGGGGTTTATCCGCCAGGAGTTCGCGGCGTGCTTTCAGGTACGCGGTATTGGATGTGCGCTTAGGCATTGTGGTTTGGCTGACGCGCTTCGCTTGTCCTAGCGCCCTCGCGTTGCTCGGTTGCTATCGCATCCACATAGCAGAGGTAGCACACTGGCCCGGCTTCCGTAAGTTGGTCACCGTATTTGGTCGAGAGGTTTGTTTCACCGCAGTCGCGGCAAGTGCCAATTTCAATCACTGTTTCGTAGCTGCATTTGATTTTCATGTTGTCAAGGTTACTTAGGCAGAGTGCCCCCGGGCACCATCCCGACCGTTGTTAAAGCACGGTTCACACTCGCCACGCAATGGATCTGTTTGCATGGGCTGAGCTGCCCTTCTGATGGGCGAACTAGGGATGATGAGTCCTCGAGGATTTGCACCTGCATCAGGTCGCGCGGCCTGAACGCACCAATGTGATTGGCGTACTTTACTTGTATTGCTCCATAACTAGTTGACCGATGTACTCTGCCACTTGTGGCACGACTGCGTTGCCTAATCCTGTAAGTCTGTCCACCCGTTTGGGAATCCCATCAGCCACTCGACCCACGTTGGGTTCATGTACCCAATGCTTTGAGGTTCGGCTAACGCAATTGCTTGGCTCAATCGAGTTGAATACTTTATTCCTTGGGCTAAGCGTCGTACGTGCGCTTCGTTTCGCGTCGCTGTGTTTTCGCGATGACTCGTTGGGGTAGGCCACAATGATGAGTCGCTTGCGTAAGTGTGGTGCGCCAATTCCAGCCGCTGATACAACACGCCATTCCGCGTCATACCCGATTTCGGTAAGCGCTCCAATGACCTCGGTTCCTCCCATAGTGAGATGTCCTGGCACATTTTCCAAGATTGCGTAGTCGGGTCGTAATTGGCTAATGGCTTCTCGTACCCATGGCCACAGGTGTCTTGGGTCTTGCGTGCCTTTGCGTTTGCCTGCTTGCGAAAACGGTTGGCAGGGGTAGCCGCCTGCGATGATGTTGGGTCTTTGGATTTCTTGCCAGTTGATTTCTTTGATGTTGCCATGGTTCGGTACCTCGGGCCAATGTTTTTTAAGAATCTTGCAACAGTATTTGTCAATTTCGGATTGCCAAATTACTTTCATGCCTGCGCGTTCGAGGCCTAGGTCTAAGCCGCCTATGCCTGAGAACAGTGATCCAACTGTTATTTCCATGCTGTGATAACTGCGCTGGCTTCTTGCTTGCTTAGCTCATCAAGCTTTACAACCTCACGATTGAGCACTGTGCCAATTTCACGCATTGTTTGACTGCCCGGTGTGAAGCCTCGGGTCTTGGCCAGCACTCGAATCATGCCAATTTGCTTCTCTGACGCTTTGCCAGGGCCAGCCTTCATGGGTATGACGTTTGTCTGTGGCTCGCCAGTGAATGGGTCTGGGATAGGTTCGCCATCGTCATACCGGGCAATCTCCACACGTGGCTGCTCCTGACGTGCCATCACTTCTTGCTTTGATGCCATTTTGTGGTCAATGCCAAAGCCCATCATGCCCAAAGCGCGACCTAATGCTGATGTGCTGGCGTTCATTTGCTCTGAGTCTTTTGTGTATGGCGTACGGCCCGGGAATGGCTCCCAGCAGTATGCGATGCATGG